CCCCCACAATCTGCAAGGCTACCCCCAGCCTCGGCAATGCCTCCGCCGCCGCGAAAATATCTGCCCCAAAGGTTGCCCCTTGCGCAATTCCCCCGCCCCCCAGCGCCCCAGCGAACCCTCCCAACGCCACCAACGAAGAGTCAACATCCCCAAACGACGATACCCGGCTCGAGACCGCCCTAAACTGCTTGTTCAACTCCGCAATCTTTTGTTGCGTTGCCGCGCTTTTCGTCTGAATAGTGTCGAAGGCGCGGCTGGCGTCCTCCCGCAGCGTCTTAAAGGGCGAATTCTGGAACGCCGCCTTGATCTCCTTTGCCGCCGTCGTCGCTGCCTTCCCCACTGGCGCAAACGAGGTGCGCAGGGCGTCAGATGCCTGCCCCATCTTCTCAATCTGAATTTGTGTGCTGCGAGCGCCTTCGATCTCAAAGACGAGGCGAGTGTAAACCTCATCAGTCATGGTGTCCTCGGCTTGGCGCGGGCAACAATCCGCCCCAGCAAATTCAATTCATCGCGCCATTTCTGCGGCATCCGGGCGATCTCGTCCGGGTGGGGTGTCACCCCCGTTTCGTTTCGCTGCAACCACCCCTCCACTAACAACGCAAACGGATACTCAAACCCGTCCGGCTCTTCCGAATCAGGCGGTGGCGTGGTCTTCTGACTCGCCCAATACCGCCGAGCAAAGTCATTCACCTCGCGGGCAAATGCCACCCGCGCTAGGCTAAAGGGCTACCTTTTTCTTTCGCCTCCCCTTGTTGACTGGGCGTCAGCAATGCCGTCGGTGCTTCGGCAAGATTCAACTGATACACGCGCTGTGCCGCGTTGTAGGCGTCCAACCAACCCACCTTCACTGCCTCCGGCACCTCGCACCAACCTTCCCACAACGTCGCGCACCATGAACCACCATCACCGCCTCGCATCGGCGTGATGCAGTGCGACTCCCACCATGTCAACAGCCCCTCCAATTGCCCTTTGATCGCCGGGGGTAAAGGTTCATGAAGGGTCAGCTTGTCCGTGCTGACGAAAAAATAGGCAAGATTGCTCACCTCCGCCCGCCAATTCACCAACGGATCAGGATCGACTATTCCTGCCTTGATCGCTGGGATAGTCGCCTTCAATTCCCGTTCTAAACCCTCTGCCTTCAGCCGATCCCCCAGCGTGATCGCGTGCATCTGAAAATGAATGAAACTCATGTGATTACGACCCCTTTCACAAACTCGAATACCGCATCCCGCCACCCCCCCGTGAATGCCACGGGATTCTGACCATCAAACGCTGGACGATAGATCACTGCCGTCAAATACACCGCTGTGTCGCTCTCGTCATAGGTCATCACCGTCACCGCCGCGCTATGCATCCCGCTCGGCAAAAACGTGTCTAACCAATGATCCATCATCCCAAACGTCAGATAGTCGAAGTGCCATTGCCATGCCCGATACCCATCCGCCTTCCGGCTCAGGTCGGCTTGCACAGTTCGCCGGGCGCTGGTGGGGATCGTGCTACGCCACCCGTTGATCGTCCACCCAATCCCCTCAGTTTGGTCGGCTTGCGTCGGCAGACTCGCCACAGCGTAACTGGCAGTGACACTCACCACTCCCCACGTCCCCGCCCGAATCCGCCACCCCGTCGCCCGCGCCGTTGGCATCACTTACCCCTGTGTCTTTTTAGATGATGTGCTTACCGTGATCGACATCTCCCGATCCCGCCCCGGCGCAATCACCACAAAATGTTTGTCGTCCACCCGTCGGATGGTCGATTCAGCGCGTTCAATTCGGTTTCCATCAATGTCTACTGTCGGAAATGTCGCATAGGCGACTTTTTTTCCATCGCCATACACACCCAGTCGGGGATCATCGTGCGCCAAAATTATAGATTCCATGTCTCGTCTCCGTTATACAGGCACGTATGCCGTCTCGTGCGTCAACACATCGATATGACCGCTTGTGCCTGCCGCAGCCAGTGTCGCCTCGCCCGCCAACGTCAATGCCGAAAGCGCCGTTGGCGTACCATTGATCACCAACTCGTTGGGCGTTGCATTCAATGTCACCGTTGTCGAGAGTGGTTTGTAGATTGTGTTGAAGGTCGTTCCCGAACCATTTTGTTTGAACGAGACGATATGCAACGGGTTATCGGAGTACCACGAATAAGAGTCAGTGGTGTCATTGGTCAGGTTGTACGCGAGTCCACTCGCCCCGTACCCTTGCCCCGTGTGTGCCTTTCTTCCCAGACGCGGCGTCACCACCAACGTCACCAACGACTCCCCCCGGAAGCTCCCACCCCCGTCCTGAATGCTCACCTCGCACGAGGGGATGAAAACCGTTCGGTAAATCTGCGCCCCCGCCGATGTCACCCCACGTTGCTGTATTGCCACCCCGCACGAGAGTGGCTGCGCCCGATCCGGGTTGGACGCCACCTTCGTAAATTCGCTGTTCGTCGTGTTTGCCGTACTTTGCTCAATCAGGGCTTGCAGCGCCGTGTCATACTCATCAATGGTGATCGTGAACTGCCCCAATTTAGAGGCGCTGAAGCTGAGGATAGACCCCAGCTTATCCCCCGCCCGTTGCTGCAACGATTCAGGATTCTCATAACTGAAATTTGAATCCCGCACCTTCGAGATCACATACGCGCCGCTGGTCGATCCCGCACTCAGCGTACTTTGCGTCCCCGTCGCCGCCCCTGTCGTGCTGTCAAACAGCCACAATAACGCCCGTTCGCACCCCCCAAAAAATGCTGCTGGCATCTTGGTTTTCTCCTAGCTCAACCGCCCCGCCCCCCCATACATCATGCTAATCGTCAAAGTGAAGTCACACCCCCCATACTCCACCCCACCGGGCCCACGCACCGCCGTTGCCCCGCTGTCACGGAACAACACATCCTCCGCCATACACTCCAACTCCGCCAACATGGATGAAGATAAACGCGGGTGGCTCACCAGATACGCTTGCACTTTCTGGATGTACGCCCACACGCTGTTCAGGGCGAACGCCCCGTCATCGTCATTGTCCATTCCGCCCCCCCCCAGCGGCAGCACGCACAGACGATAGACATACGCCCGCGTCACCCGCAGCTTACGATCCGCATCCCGCACCATTGCCGCGCTCACGGGGAACATGGCGGGCAAGTCGGCATCCATCAGCGGCATCGAAGGGCGTTCCTTGAACGTCCGCTTCAGCCCCGCCACCTCACTCAGGAGCGCCGCTTGCAGCCGCGTTACCACCAGATCGTAAAAGTCGGGAATCACCACCTTACACCCCTCCCACCACCAACCTGTAGGGACGCCCTACAGGGCGTCCGGCATGGATCACCATCGCTCTCCCCTCTCCGTAAACGGGGAGGGGTTGGGGGTGGGGTGTCTTCCTCCCCTCTCCTTTGGGAGAGGGGTCGGGGGTGAGGGCGCATGGGTGACTGCCTATGTTTTTCACCACCTCACACACCCCCCGGCATCGTCAGCCGCCGCAAGCGCCCGCCGAGGATGGTCTGGATCAAGTCTTTAGGCAGACCATCCGTGGAGACGGGGAAGGCAATGTCCCCGATCACCACCTGACCCGCCAATGGCGACTGATTCTGCTGCAACTTCCACAGCACCATCCGGCTCACCAATGACTGCACCAACGGCATTGCCGACCACCGTAGGATCGCCGCCCCGTTGCTGTGTGCCGCCGCCGTGCTGCCGTGTTGCCCGCGCTGGACGGTCACGGTAGTCCCGCTCACCTCCGTGACGTACTGATACTCACTGTCGATCTTGAGCATCATCCCCGCCTCCAACATGGCGGCGCTTGCCGTGAACGTGGTGGCTGAGTCATTCTGAGCGCCGTTCAGCGTGACCCCCGTCGCTATCCATTCCCCGCCATACCCCCACGTTCCGGCAAGGCTGATCGCACCCTCCCAATCGTTTGCCCCGCTTGACCAATAGTTCCCTCCCACCGCGCTGAGGCGCACCCGTTGGTAAGCAGTGATCCCGTTTTCGTCACTCATACGGGGAAACAGTGTGTACCCTGTGGTGATCACACTCCCATCTCCATTGGTGAGCGTCGTCACCGCCTTGAGGTCAGCGTCCAACTGCAAATCCATCCCCGCCACCGATCCCCCCATCGATGGGAAGGCGGCGGTGTAATAGCGGGTCTCAATCCGCTCATCAAACCGCCGTTTGCAGAACGTCGTCAGCCATTGCGACGCCTCAAGGATGATCGAGCGCAAGACCCCGCCCACATCCGCTTTCGTCAGGTCGGCGTTGATCTTGCTCCGCAGTTCGCTCACCAACAGGAGAGGCGTCACCGTCGTCATGGCAAGACCCTCGCATGTCCATTCGTCACGAGATAGTCCGCCAACCCCATGAGTGCCGGATCATCCACGTCATAAATGCCCTCGGCAATGATCCGCTCCCCTGTCCGTGACCCCCGGTAGTCATGCAACAGGCGAAGTTGCGCCGGGAGTGGTGAAGAGGTTGGTAAGGACTCCTCGCTTGATTGACTCCCCTCCCCGTGAACGGAGAGGGGCATGGGGTGGGGTGTCCCCGTCTTCTCCCCCTCTCCTTTGGGAGAGGGGTCGGGGGTGAGGGCGTCCAGCGTCTCTGCCTTGCGCACAGGTTGTTTTGCCATCTCTCTCCTACCCTTCTATGACGATCAACGTCACCACCACCGCATCCGTCAGCGCATTGCTCGATCCCACCGTCACCGTGACGTAGCGGTTGGCGACATAAAACAGTTCGGTGTCGGACGATCCCGCCGTCCCCGTCGTGCCGTGCGGCTTACCCCGCACACGGTACACGCCGTCGGTGTTCCCCGCCGAGAGGTCAAGGAATTTCCGCCCCGCCCCCCCGCTTTCGTCCAAATCGACAAGGGTGGTGTTGGGGGCGCTGGCGTGATAATCCACAAAGATCGAGTCAATCCACCCTCGGATCGGCAACTCGCTCGTGCCGGTTCCGCTGGCACTCCCTGCACTCCCTGTGGTTGTGACCGGAATTCTGTACTCAGCCATCGCCCACCTCGCTTAGGCTTCCCGCGCCCATGTGCCGATCACGTCAATGATGTACCAGCCATCCGCGCCGTCCCCCACCACTTCAATGCAGTCACCCTCACGGTCTGTCGCTCCCGTGTTGATCGCATCCTTGTTGTCCGCAGAGGTGAACCCATTGCCCATGATCTTATCTGCCGCCGCCGGGCTAACCGATAACCCCGTTCCCGACGATAGCCCCGCCGCCGCCAACACAAACTGATACCGAAGCCCCGCCGCCGTAGAAGGCAGCGTGAAGACAATATCCGCCGCTGTAGCCACGAAGACTGTCCCCGACTCCTCGGCGGTCACGGTATAACTAGCAGCTTTGGTCGTCACCGTTGCTCGGTAGGTCAATGCCGCAAAGTCGGCGTCCTGACCCTTCCGCGCAATGTGTGTTTTCTGTGCCATACAAACTCCTCAATCCGTATAAGGGCGCGGCTCACCCACGCCCCGCGAAACCTGCCTAGACGGTCAGGTTGTACGACAATGCCGCTGCGTCTGTTCCCCGGTATTGGAAGCCCAACCGCATCGATCCCACGAGGATATTTGCCTGTGCCAGCACATCGCGTTGTGTCTCGATGGTCACTTGCCGCTTCCACCCCAACGCCCAGTGCGGCGCATACACGCACAAAATGCGCCCCTTCGTGTTGTTTGCGCCCGTCGCGCTGATTTTCCCCGCCGTGTTCGCCAGCCCCATCTGCCCCGACTGGTACACGTCCACCCCAAAAACGTTCACCAGAACGCCACTGCTGATCGTGGCGTTCGTCCGCCGCACATCGTCCGTCGCTACCTCAGAGAGTGCCAAGCTCGCGCTGTGGGTGTCGGGATCAATGATGAAGACGAGATTCTCAAACCGCGTCCGCATGGCAGTCGCCAACAGTTTCAGCGTCAGGCGATAGTCGTCTACCCCCAACGACCCACCGTCCCGGCTCTGTCCCGTCGCCGTCACCAATGGCAACTTCAAAAAGCCATTGCTGGCGAGGTAATACGGAGCGCTCAAGCCCGTCCCCGGCGTCCCATCTATTAAGTTGATGTTTGTTGTCGCACTCGTTGCCGTGTCGCCATTGATCATCAACTTCTCAACATGTTCTTGCATCGTCTCGCTCATTTGCAGATTCAATTGTGCGGCGACGGGGATCAGCGAGTCCTCTGCCAGCACATCGCTGTATGTGATCGCTGCCGCCACCGTTCCCGGCGTCAACAACTGACGCAGTGTGCCGGGCTGACTAGACTTCACCGTCACCGAAGGTCGGCTTGTGGCATCCAAGTCGGCGTTCTGCGCAATGGTATAAACCGTTGGATCAGTGCCGTCGCCCATGATGTAGATGCTTTCCGCGCCCTGTGGCACTTCAACCACCCGCATTCCCTTGCTCACCACTGCCTCCCAAATGCGGCTGTTACGCACCTTTTCCCACAAGTCACTCGACCACGCGGTAGTCACCCATTCGTCGCCCGCCCCGTTTGCGGTGGAGATCATGACCTCGTTGGCACGGGTGGGGTTCACACCCGCCCGGAACGCCGCCCGCACTGCTCGGTCTTGCGTCCATGCCCGATCCCGCGTGAAGTCCTCCGCCACCCGCCCACCCAACACGCGCCGGAACTCCTCTGAGGGTGCGATCCGTGCCGAGCGCAGCACGTCATACACGAACATCAGATCGTGTGTCCCCGCGTTCCAGTAAGCGCGTGGCTCACTCACGCTGATCGTCCCCGATCCCGTCGCCCGCGTCGGAGCAGCGGGCGGATTGTCACTCGGCGGCGCACTCATCATCCGCGCCTCCATCGCCGCCATCCGCGTCGCCATCTGCGTCAAAAGCGCCGTATCGGTTCTCTCCCTCGGCGTAGAGAGCATCGGCAACGCCTCAACGGGCGTTTCCGCCACAGGAGGCGTGTCCTCCTCCACACTTTCTCCATCCATGAACTGTGCGATTGTCGCCTTCGCTCCCGCCTCCCCCAACAGATTCGTCAGCGCCGTGAATACCTCGTCCAGGGTTGCGCTCGGTTGCAACCCCAACATCTCTAATGTCAACATCATTGGTATCCTTTCCGTCACCAAAACGGTTTGTTTCCCCCCGTTTCGTATGGTTGCGCGTGTCTCACCTTCCTCTGGGCATCCGCAGGGACGTTCCCCGCCTCGTGAGCCAGTTCTTGGCGTCTCCGCTTGTCTGTCCCCACCTTCCTCTGAGGAAGGTGGGGGTCGATCCAATGGTTTACTCCGCAACTTCACGGCGGGCATTCGTGCCTCGCAAGGGTTTTTGGTGAGCGAAACTTCGCTCACCAACCAATCGACGAATCGCCCCTCGGTATCAAAATTAGCCAAGTGTCCTGCACTTGCCGAACTCACCCCCAGTTGTCCCCCCCGCAATTCCTCAGCAATCCGCTCATAGTGGGCTGCGGTGCGATCCAACTCGCCATCGAATGCGATCCCCTTCTCATCAAGCCACAGCCGCGTGACCTTCCCGATCACTGTTCTCCCAATGTCTTCATCCTGACCATGCTCATACATGAGCCGGATGGGGGCGAGTTGCCCTGTTGAATCGCTGAGGAGTCCCAAATTCGGCTTGCGTGTGGGGTCTATCCATGTGCCGTAACAATCCACCGTCTCTGGTGTCCCATACAGCATCATGTATCCCGATACTTTCCCCGCCTCACCCAACCGCGCCCTCAGCGCGGGGATCATACTCAGCATCGTGATTTCCTATCTCAAGCGCTCTCGCAATGCCTTCACAAAAGCACTGCGCCCTGCCGCCAAAATATCCCCCCGCGCTTCCTCAATGACGGTGCGTAACTGCCACCAATGCCCCTTGTGGTATTGGGCTTGTTCGTCGCCGATCACCCACCCCGCACCGGGGCGGTTCGTCCCCACCTTGACCACCACCACTTGCTCGCTGGCATCTTCCACCGCCGAAGTGATCGATTGCCCCAATTGACCCGTCCGCCGATAGGGGAACGTGATCGGCGGCGTCTTTCCGCCCCATCGGGTGATCTTCCCTGCCCGGTACAGCGCCGAGAGCCGCACGAATCGTCGTTGTTTCTCGCTCATAAACGGATAGGGAGCGCGGCGCGGCGGGGGGTAGGGAGGGATCGCAGCCTCGGCAGCCACCCCCATCGCCCGTCCAACCTCCGTCAAGATTGCCCGCTGCCCCTCCGCGCTCAATACCCCTTTGAACTTCCCAATGAGCGCTTGCAAAGCTTGATCGTCGTAACTCATAATCGCTCCACAACAGGCACTACCCGGCAACGGCATCCCGGATGCATCGGCGGCATCCGTACCCGCCCCTGCCCATCCTCAAACCCCCGTGTGATCGGCGTGGTCTGCTCATTCAACGGCTCGCACACCGGGCAAACAAATTCATCCCGCACCGTGCGGAAACGCACCGCTTGGACGCCAGCCGCCGTGAACCGACTCAGCGACCCCTCCGCATAGAGCCGCGTCATCTCCGTCTGGGCGATCAATTCCGCCCGCCGCCGATCCGCGAAGATAGTCTCCAGCCGTTCGCGGAGTGCCGCTACGTCGCCCCCACCGCTCAACCATGCCTCAATTTCACGCCGCACGGCGTCTAAGGTCGTTTGGTTCACCCGCCGGATCAGACTCGGCAAATACCCCTGAATAAACGCCAGCGCCTCTTGGGAGAGCAAGTCGAAACTCACATCCAAAAACGCCGCCGCCGGGTCAACGCGCTGCACGCTTGCCCCCACCAATTCGCGTTGACCCGCTGTCAACCCCGCCAGAGCAATCTTCAGCATGACCCCCGGCGCGGCGGGCGTTCCCACCCATTGATCCAGCAAAACGATCTCAAATTGGCTGAGGAGGGATTCCAAGCGTGTCGGCAAGTTCGCGTCCGCCCCCTCGCTCACCGCCGCCCACACTTGTGCCATGTAGTCTGCCCACGCCGCCCCAGCCACCCCCTGCAACTGGTCAAGATCGCGCCAGTAATCCTCGGCGTCTTCCGGCATGGCGAAACGTCGGGATCGCGCATAATCCCGCGCCTTTTGGAAAACATCGGGAGGAGCGTCCCCGCGCCCCAGCCGTACCCCCCGCACATACCGCTCCAGTTCATCCCCCACACTGGCGCAATAAAAGCGCACCGCCGCGCCGTACCGCTTCACCTTTTGCCGCCACAGGTCAAGTTCCCTCAATTGTGCCCCAACGTCAGGAGGGGCAATCAACACCCGCCCTTGCTCCTCCTGACCATCTCCATCCTCACTGAGATGATCAACAGGAAGGGGAGCGGCGAGCGCCCGCGCCACCCCCGACGACGACGGCGGGACGGCGGCAAGCCCCTGTCCCCCAAAAAACGGCATTGCCGGGGCGGGGCGTGCGCGGGGATCAACCTCCCACACATACCCCTCGTTTCCCGCAGGCGGCAACCCCACCTCACGCCGTGCCTCATCATGCCGGATCAACCCCCCCTGATAAAGCGCCAACGCCCCGCTTGGGTCACGCTGCACTCCACCCACCAATGGGGTCTTGCCTGTGTATTCCCGCCCCTCGTCAAGCGTCCACAGCCCCGCTTTAACGTTCTCTCGTGCCGTCACCGAGCGCTCCCCCGTGCCGAGGCTCGCCCCTACGATTGCGCTGGTGTCGGGCACGAGATGCCATCGCCCCCCGAATTCCGGTATGAGCCATTGCGTGTTCAGCGTGTCCAGCACACGCCGCACGTCCCCTAACGCGGTGGTCTCTAAAGCGTGTTGTCGGATCGCCGCAAAGGTACCTTGCGCCGAGAGAGGATCGCTTGCCCCGCCCAAGCCCACCAGCGCAGGATTCACGCCGAACACCCCGCATATCTTGGCGTCGGCGGCATCCATCGCCTCTTTCATGGCGAGGTCGGCAGGCTCGGCGCTGATAGGCGTCACCGTCCATTTCCCACCCATCTCCCCGCCCATGATCGCCGTGCGGAAAAAATTAGAAACACCCTTAAATAAACCTTCCCAATAATTTCGGTAGCCCCTCTGTTCTTCCGCACTCATCGTCCCCTCAAACGCCAGCAACAGGTCAGGACGGGCGCTGTTTTTGAAAAACGCTTGGGCATACTTCCCGATGTTGGTCTCTATCCCGGATCGCACCATCGCAACTTCCAACGGCGAAAGTGCCTCGTGCCAACTCTCAGGGTCAAAGAGCCGCCCCGCAATCACCTCCGATGCTTTGTAATAATCGCGGTGTCCTCCCCGTGTCACCCAATACCCCCGCACCATGTCCTCGGCATAATCCATATCGGGTTGCGTATGCGCCGGGCTAACCAACATCAACCGTGACGCATACCGCCACGAATTGCGTTGCTTGAGGAGGTAGAAAACCCCAAAGATCATCTGAAAAGCGATCAGCCGCCAGATAATTCGCGCCGCGTCGTCCACCAGCCATTGCGCGGGACTGTTGATGTCAATCTGCCCCTCCCCTTGCTCAACCCGAATGGGAATCTCGGACGCCATCCCCGCCCGTGCGTTGATGCACATGTAGGCGGATGCCCCCGTCCGGTAAGCATCTACCAATGTGCTAGGCGCATACCGTCCCCCACCCATCCACCCAAACCCGTCGCCGTATGCCGTGCGCAACGACTCCAACGAACGTTTTTCGCCGTTGACGAGGAAAATAGGGTCAGTCTGCACGGGTCGCTTTCGGCTCATGCTACCCACCCACCCCGCTTCTGGATCATCAGATCGGTGATCGCCCACACCAACGCATCAATCCGATCAGGTGACGCCCCTTCCCCCGGCACCCACCCCGTCATTTGGTCTTCCAACATCGGGTACACCCCCACATGACACACCCGACCTTGTTCGTAGAGGGCGCTCACGGGTTCGGCGCGGGTTGCCTTCCCCTTGCTCGCCGTCACCCCTTTCAGCAAGACGTTGGGATCAACCATCCGCAAGGTGTGCGCCACCATGTCGCCCCCTTGATTGGTTTCGTAAACAATGCGATCCGCGCCGAGGTCGTGGTACGCTTGCACCGCCGCCCGCGCCCACCGCTCAGGGGCCCCCCGCAGACTGAGATCAGCGAGGACGTACCCCCGTCCGTCCTCGCCAAGTCCCACTGCCACGACGCCCGTTTCGGCGCTGTCTTCCGTCGCCGTCGTTGCTGGGTCAATAGCGATCACCACGCGCCTCAAGGGAGGGGCAACCCCCACCCGTGATGTTTCCATGATGCGCGTTGTCCACAGCGCCCCAGACACATCCTCCAACATCTCTGCCATCAGTTCTTGCCGCCCCAGCGTCGTCCCCTCATACTGCCGAACTACCTCTCGAAAAAATATCTCGGCAAGATTGGATCGATTGTCATAGGTCGTGCTGCGGCTCAACATAGCGGCGGGATCCCCCACAATTTCCCGCACCAGCTTGGAGCGTTTCGGCGTAGTCGTGATGAAGGCTTGAGGATGCTTTCCCAACCGTAGCCCCAACTGTGCCATACGCCACGCCGCCGGATACCGCCATACGCCGACCTCATCAGCCCATAGGAGATCGTGTTGGGGTCCGTTCAGCCGATCCGGTTCGTCCGCGCTGAACGTCGTGGCAACACTCCCATTCGCCCACGTCACCCGCCGCTTTGACGGTTCGTAAAGGGGAGGTCGCTTCCCCATGCGGCGATAGACCGCGAGGAGACCCGACTCCCCTTCGATTATCACGTCACGGGTATCCGCCGCCGTCGGTGCTATGAGCCCCACCCGCCGCGCCAGTCCGCTTTCCACCCGTTCGCACACCGCTTCTGCGCCCGCCCGCGTCTTGCCTGCCCCCCGTCCGCCGAGGAACACCCAATACATCCAGTCCCCCGGCGGGGGCAATTGCTCAGGGCGAGCAACCTCACGCCACGCCGGAGGTAGGGGGGTGTCATCCACCACCCCGACGCGCCGCAGCGCCCCCCGCACGATCTGGCGCGGCTTATCCGTGAGCATGGGCAACCTCTTGCATGAAAGCCTCAAACAAATCGGACGGGCGAACCCCATACCCCTCTAGCGCAGCGATCACCTCGGCAGGAATTGCCCACTCCACTTTGATCGGTCTTGCTGGGAACAGCCCCAGCAGTTTCGCCCGTAAATTGATCGTGTTGTTCCACGCTTGAATCGCGTCAATCTCCCCCCGCATGACGCGATCCACCAACCCTCGCGTCGCCATGTCCAGCCGTGACAATTCCAGCGCCCGCAGTCCCTCACTGTCGATGCTGGTTTCTTTCGCCAAACGGCTTAATTCGCTCTGAATGTCTTCCCGAACCGTCTCGTGCGAGACCTTCACCTGCGCCGCGATCTGCCGGTAGCTAAAACCATCCCGGCGCAGATTCATCACCTGTTGCCGTCGCATGGCAACACGTTCTTCCTCTCCCCGTTGTCGGCGTTTTCGATTTGTCATTCTCCTATCCCCCTCTCTGCCGTTGCTGTCAGTGTCGCCGTGCTTGCCCCGCTCGGCTCAAGACACCGCAGGATCGCACCCTCCAACGTCCCCAACCGCGCCAAAACGACCTGAAAGCGTTCGGCGAACAACCCGTCCAATGCCTCCAAACGGCTCATAATCGTTGAGGTGTTCTGCCCCGCCCTTAACACAGTATCGACAATCTCTGCTTTGGTGGTCTCGTGGCTCGTCCGCAACTTACCGAGTTCATCGATAACCGCCCGAAACATCGGCGTAATGACACTCTCAACCGAGGCGGGCAAACTCTGGATCAGCGCCATTTGCCCCTCTCCTTGCGCCATGATCTGACCCACCAGCGCCACGCGCTCCGTATCAGAGCGATCTAGCCGCGCTGTGAATGCCATCTGGAATTGTTTGAGTTGTTCGGAGTTTTGCCGCATGGCGTCGGTGTTGGCGTTTGCCCCATCCGTCACGGCTTGCAGCGAGGTCTGTAGCGTCTCCCCCGACTTTTGAATCACCTCAATTAACGCGAGGTCAAGCTGGGTACGACTCTTAGTTTCTATTTGCTCGTTGGCGGCGTCTTGCAAGCGCTGGCTTTCCCGCGCTGCTTCTCGCTCCCGTTGGTTGCGGAGTATGAGATACAGCACAAGGAAAAGGATTCCACTCATACCTGCCTCGGCTGCTAATCGCAACACCAATGCCGTTACGTCATCCACCGCGCCGCCTCTCCCGTGAAAAAAAAAGGACGTTGCGCATCTGGGGGGAAAATGATGCGTGACGCCCTTGTGGAAGAGTATTCTTTTTTCTCCCGGCGGTATAGCTTTACATCCGTAAACTTTACACCCCGCAGCCGCCGTCAACCGACTCCTCTGTCAACCTCTGTCCCCCTTTTCCACCGCGCCAACGGGTCGATCAACTTCCCATCCCGTCTCTCTAAGATTCCCTCCATCATCAACTGATCTACCAACTGCTGTATGCGATGCAAACTAACCTCAAAATGATAAGGCTCGTATTTTAATGCTCGCCTCAGATCGCGCAGCGACGGCGACGCTCCGCACAACCGCTCGCACTCGGCATAATACACATCCAACACCTGATACCGCCGCACAGTCTCCCCACCCCGCACCAATGGCTTACTCACCCAATTTCGCTGAACCATACCCACCTCCATATCACTCCCTATTCACGGACGGAGTGCTTTGCTTTACCCCAAATGTTTTTGTTGATTCCGGTATCCTCCTCCAATTTACGAAGGGTTCGTCCCATCCATTCTGGGTTGTCCCTTAGCATTTGTACGGCTTGTCCCATCTGTCCTGTTTTGACTGGGACATGGGACAAGTGTCCTTGCGTACTTGGGACAAGCGGTACAACATCCTCGGTACGCGGCATCTCGGCAGCAGTGGCAACCGTCACCCTTTGGCGCACCCGCTGCTCTTTGAGCCGTTGCTGGATGCGGGCGTAGATGAATGCCGCCCCTGTCATGCCCAACGCATCGGCAACGGCACGCGGTTTGTCCTCATTCGTACTTTGCAGAGCAGCAACCACCTCCACCATTTTGTCCGCCACGTACCGGGACAGGACACGGGCGACAATGACGGCAGCGAACGCACCCGCCAGTCCCCCCACCCACGTCACCGCGTCGATCAACGCGCTCTTGGTGAGGATGGTCACAAGTGCCTGATCCCACGTCCCCGGTGTTTTGGTGATGGCGTCCTTCATGCTGCCCGCCAAAGCCAGCAACAGGATCGTCATGGTGAGGACGCGCAGCGCCACCCGAAACCGGATCGCAGGCGACTTGGGCTGCGCCATCCATTCAGCCTTCCCTCCCCGCCCCAGAACATATGCCGCACGTTGACGCCACAATCGAAAACTAAAATAGTGTCGAGTCGGTTCGACATACCCCGCCTTGTGTTCCTGCCATGCGATCAGCAATTCTAAGGCGAGATTGCCGATGACGAATGCCCACGCCATGAACATAGCGAGATGCCCATGCGCTTCAAAGAGACTAATTCCATGTGAAACACGAGATTGTTCCACCACCAACAGCATAAAAAGCACCAGCAACACGCCGGGTCCGATAAACGCGGCTTGAATGATTGCAGCCGCGACATCCCCAACTGCAACGAGACCCTTGATCAGTTTCGGCACAATCCGATTAAATCGATCCACCCATCCAGCGGATCGGGCAGGCTCAACAGGCTCAATCAGTTGAGACTCGCGGCGGGCGATCACTTCCTCCATGTCGGCGTAGTCTTGCGCCGTCAGGGTGATCCCTCTTTCGGCGGCAATACGCTCCGCCTCGGCAATGGTTTTAGGCAAGGTAGTCACTTCAAAATTCCTTTCTCAGTGTTCGTTGGTGAAGAGCGATCTGAAACCCCGCCCAGAAAAAAGGTCAATTCCGCCGATACCTGTGAACAGGCTGCCGAAGGTGGTCATGACGGGAACTCCTCTAACCATTCGCTGGCGGCGGGATTGCCGCGCAGGTTGCCCTTGAAAAAGATCGCCGCGCCCTAGCAGCTTCACGGGTAGGTATCCCGTTGGGCGGCAATCACCATCCCTTTTGCCTTCATTCAATCATTATCTTCACCGAATGACGTGTGTCGTAGCTCATTTGCCGTCACCGTCACCGATGGTTGGATCGCAACAGACCACTTTACTAGCGCCCCTAGTTTCTCTAGATCGCGCCCCATCTCTGTCAGTCTCTCTTTCATCCTTTCAATGGTTGACGATAGGGTATCGGCTTCTGCCTCTGGTTGGGATGGTGTCACTGTATCGGGGCGATCCACGTCCGTGATAGGGGTCACACTCTTTACCGCCCACCATTCCCCCTCTTTCTCTACCACCACTTCTATGGGGGTTGTTTCCCACCCCTCTACCTCTCCTACCCCCATAGCCCACAGGTACGGCGCGTGTCCAGATCGCTCAAAATGAGCGAACGAATTCCGTTCCGCTATGGCGTGCCGGAACACATTGACGAACGTCCCATCGGCGCTCATCATTCGCCACATGGGACTCTTTGTTCCCTTTGTTTCCGTTCGTATAACCTTCACGATAGCCACTTTCATCTCAATCCCGTTCCTTTCTCTGTGCTTGTATCCCCTTCCCTATCGAATGTTTCGCCATGCCTGTTGGTATGGCTCTCCCTACGTGGCGTCTCTAATTCCGGCGCGACCGCTATCGATGTTTCGGATACGTCTCTGAGCAGCGTCTGAACGGTGGTGATTCGCCTAACACCCGCCCTCAGCATAGCCATGTTGGGCGTCCCACTTCGCACATAGTCAACAAGGTGGTTATGTAACACATCGGCATGAGCAGATGTTGCTAGGGTTTCGCCATTCTTTCGTAGCTGAAAGTAACCACGAACATATAAAACCTCGCATCCGTCGTAGCGCCACGAATGACCGTGACGGGTTCGGTATTCCTTTCCTAGCCTGTTTATCGTGTGCATCAATTCAACCTTTTTCGTCATCGTCTTACCTCCATGTAGTTCGTGGTATTCCGGTTAAACCAAAAGTCCAGCGTGGCAGTCTGCCCATCCCGATTTTTAGCAACAATGAGATCTGTCTTTCCCGTCATGTCCTTTGCCGGATGCAAGAACATGACGATCCCCGCCGTCTGCTCAATTTCCCCCGACTCCCGGAGATCAGAGAGTATCGGCGTTCGGTCTACACGAGTCTCTGTCGAACGATTCAACTGCGCTGCCGCCATGACATGGACGTGTAGTTCGCGTGCCATTTCCTTTAGCTCGCGTGCAACACTGCCCACCTCAGCCGTGCGGTTGCCGTTCCCCTTGTCGGCGGGAGATTTCACCAATTGCAGATAGTCCACAAGGATCATCCCAGTGCCATACTCACGCTTCATCTGTCGAGCGCGGGCACGAATCTGACTAACGGTCAACCCCGCCGTTGTATCAATCCAAAGTGGCAGGGTATCGATGCGCGACATTGCCGTGAATATGCTGTCCCACTCTGCTGGGGACACCGACCCATCGCGAAACTTCTGACTATCCAGCCCCGATTCGAGGGCAAAAAGACGGCGGATAAGCTGCGCCTGAGCCATTTCTAAACTGAACATGTGAATTGGCGTGGACGCCAGCCGTGCTACATTCCGCGCCACACTCAACAGCCAACTCGTTTTCCCCACCCCGGGACGTGCCGCAATAACACTTAATTCCCCCGGCTCCAAACCGCCCAGAACCCGATCCAAGTGAGCAAATCCGGTTGGCAGCCCAAACGTCCTCTCTGGGTTTTGATAGCGGTCTTCTAGGATACTGAGATACTCCGTTGCCACCTCGCCCACGCGCAAGGCGCCGGTGCGGACACTCGTCTGGGTAACGCCCAATAGCGTCGCCTCACACTTGGTAATGACTTCACTAAGATCGCCGGAGTCGTCACGAGCGAGTTGGGCAATCTGTGCCGCCGCGCCGATCAACCTCCGCCGCACAGCTGCCCGCCGAACTAATAAGGCATAAGCCTCCGCGTACAGATGCGTGGGTGTGCTGTTGAGCAGGTAGGTCAGATAGGATACGCCGCCGATCTCATCAATCTTGCCTCGGTTGCGCACCTCTTGGCTCACGGTGAGATAATCCACCATTTCTTGACGAGCATGAACTGCAAGCATTGCCTCGTAAACCCATTGATGCTTTATCTCAAAAAAGTCATCCGGCTTCAAAAGATCAACGATCTGCGGCAAAACAATCTCGGCGTTGATCAATATCGCGCCGAGCGTCGCCTCTTCTGCCTCGATAGAGTGGGGACCCAAGTGTTTAGTCGCAGTCACGAAA